GCTGTATATGGATACACTAAGGGAAAGAAATAAATCACAAAAAGATTACTGTGTTACGAAGCATAAAGCTATGCAACGGGTTAAGGATTACCTCCAGCATGTTAAACAACATCGTGTTGGTGATGATTATGCGCTCAATTATGATCCTAGGTTAATAACAGATTTTGATAGAATGTTATTGTTCTCTGAGACTTTGGACTTGAATGGTTGCCCTCCTGAAGATATATTGGATACTGTTTATGGCCATATGGTAATGGCCTACTATGGTTCTGGGGGGTGTCTTCCACCATCTCCATTGATGGAGGAGTGGCTTGATAAGAATATTCCTATTGTCGCTCCTGAGTTTGTTGAGACGTATAAGAAAATTTCCGTTTATGAGAATTTTCATCCTCTTGATGTCAATGTTGTCAAGTTTGACGGTTTCATTGATGTCCCTCCAAGTGCCACTTATGATGTCCCGGTCGTTGACCCTGATGTTGTGATAGCACTTTCGCAGGTTGAGAATGAGAATCCTTTCTTCACTACTACGCCTATGGTCGGGTTTGCTCATGGAGTTGATGGACGACCTATTAGGAATGTTACTGCTCAAGATCTGAGAGGTGTGTGTGAGGCTAATAAAAAGTTTCATGATTACAAGCGCCCCGATCCTGAGGTAGATTTTAATGATATTTATTTGTGTACCGCTGATATAGTACGGGCACTTGGTGAAGATGGGAAGTATGATCCTGAGTTTGTAGAGACGCTTGCTGATGGCATGGGTATAAGAGATGGCATAGATAAAGATTCTTCGATGGGTTACTCTAACATAAAGTTCATGGAAAATGTGGATGGAGTCGTAAGGAATGTTCCAAACCCTAGAAAAAGAGATGCCATTCCTGCCCAGTTAGACAACTTTGAAATGTATAAATCTGAGATGAATGCATATTTGCTTGGTCTCCGAGATGATATACCGTATCCTGGTCCTCTGTATGAGGCCCATAAGCTTGAGATTCTCACGCATCTTGAATATTGGGATAGTTGTGATGAATATGTCTCTGCTGATGAGGTTAATCGAGGAAAAATGAAACAAAGGTTGTTTTATATGAGTGCGTCTTTGGCACTCATGGCCGATAATGTGGTGTTTAAAACTCTTGTCAATACAATGAGATATTGGATGTCTGCTATAGGAATAAAGGTCACTGAGGGTGGCCTTCTTGAGATGTGGGACATCGTATTGGGCAAGAGATCATCACCACTTAAGCAACGTTGGCGTAGGGTCGAGAGATGGGCTTGGCATAAACATGGGGTGGATCTCAAGAAAAGGAGATATGGTGAAGGTGATTGGTCATCATATGACACCACTCTTATAGCCATGGTGATGGCTGCTGCTATAGGAACTGCGTTTTCTATATACAGTCAGACGGGCGATCCTTTGATAAGATTGCTTGCGATAACGTGCCATGGATTAGCGATTACTAAGGTAATGTATATGTACCTCGCAGATCAGTTCTACAGGGTACAGGGGAGAATGTTTAGTGGTGTGTTGATAACCTCCACGATTGATACAGTATATCAAATTGTTCTCTTCTTATATTACTGTAAAATGTTACTAAAGAAATACCCTGACAATGAGCTGTTAAGGGAAGTAATTGCTGCACAAATGTTTATAATGTTCTTCTATGGAGATGACCACATAGCTGGTTGGCCTGTGTGGATGGAACAGTTTAGGCTTTATGAAGAAGCTAAGGATACCCTTGACGATTTTGTCATGATGTGTATCAGTAAGTTCGGAATGAAGTATAAGACGAGTGCCTCTCAACGATATGAGGATTATGAAGTAATAGGGGAGATTCATTTTATGACAAGTGAATTTGATGGTGTGCCTGTGGAGGTGGAGACTCTCACGAGGTTGGGTTGTTCTTTTTTGAAGTACACGTTAGTTCAAATTTTTTATGATAAAGAACCATTCTTGACACCTATACCTATGAAACATCCAAAAGATGCTGTCTCCAAGTGTGGATGGAGTGTTAATGCATCGAAAAATGCTTCGTTGGAAATGGCAAAGGTTGTTGCCCTTGCATTTCTCAACACAAATCCAGAAGTCCATCATTTTTTGGAGTGTTATTATAATGCGCTCGCTAAGCGAGGTGCTATTCTCACTCCTGAAGTTATGGAAACCATCATGGCCAATCCTGATGGTATCTCTATGTATTTGCTGTCGCATACATATAGTAAAGAAGTTGAGCTTAAATTTCCTTCTCTTCTGGATAATTTTAAGAAACAGTATAATGGTTACCGTAAGAGAACCGGCTTTCAGCCGTTGGATAAATATGGTAGGGTTAAAATAGATCGTGATAAGCGCGCCATGTGGCGCGCTGATGATTATACTGGATCTTTTATACCTATTGATTTCGAATGATTTGGTGTTGTGGG